GTTATTTTTGCTTGGTTAGTTGCACAAGATTATTTTAAAGAGATGACAGATAATGATGTTCGTAAAAGATTATATGAAGAACAAAAGAATCAAATTGATCAAGATATGGCACCATTTGGTTTTATTGATGATGGTTTAACTGACTATGAATCTGTAGATACTGAGGGAAATGTTTGGTATATTGCAGAAGATGGAGGGGGCAAGTTTGTTGATAATGGTAGTGAGTACGGAGAACTTTCTTATATGTGGGAGTACAGATGATGGATAATAAAAAGAAAAAAGGTAGATGGGATCCTCCTTTAAATAAAGATGGCACTCCTTGTTTAAAAGGTAGAATTATTAATTTGATTCAAGTGGTAGTTGTCACACAGTTATTAATAGTAGCAGCAACTATACATGGGTGTTTAATGCCTGGAAGAACATGTGATTCAGAAACTAAACAACACATTGCTAATATGATGACTGTTATAACCACATCTACATTTGCTTTGTATGCTGCTGAAAAATAATGGAATTTGATGAAGAATTTGAATTAGGACATTTACTGTTTAATGAAAGAAAATGTCGTACCTGTAATAAGAAAAAAGATTTATTAACTGACTTTTATTTAATACGTAAAAACAAAAAAGGATTCCCATCAGCATACTCTTACGAGTGTAAAGAATGTACAAAAATTAGAGTTATAAAATCTAGAAAACAATGTACTACAAAATGGGAGTATCCTGACTGGTAGAGTGTTCATGCATTGTTTCCCCCTTTGAAGGTATCGAAATAATAAATAATCTTAGATATATTCGACATATTTGTTAGGAGACACAGATGGCACAATTACGCTCACCAGGCGTTGTTATTAAGGAAAAGGATTTAACAAACGGCAGAGCAAGTATTGCTAATGCAAACGTTGCTGCATTCGTTGGACCATTTCCAAAGGGTGAATTAGGATCACCAGTTACGATTGATTCTGAGGCAGAATTGATTGCTACTTTCGGTGAACCAAATCAGTACAATGCAGATTACGTTCTTTCTGCTATCAATTATTTAAACTACGGTGGAACACTTTCAGTAATTAGATCAGATGATGAAGACCTTAAGAATTCTGTTGCTAGAGTTGGAAATGCAGTAAGTGCTGTTACCGTTAGTAACGCTTCAACAAACGGTAAGTACACAACTGCTCCTGGCGTAACTTTTGATGCTCCTCCTGCTGGTGGAACTACTGCACAGGGTACTGCTACTATTGATGCTAATGGTAAAGTAACTAACATTGTTGTTACTCAAGCAGGTAATGGATATCAAAGTGCTCCTGGAGTAACAGTCGATCCTGTAGGTGCAACTGGTATTGGAAATGCTGTTCAAGGTACAACTGCAACTGCAACTGCAGATAGTTCAAACCTTGATGGTAGTGGTGGATTAACTGGATCACTTACTATTACTGATGGTGGATCTGGTTATTCTTCTAGTCCTACAGTTACAATTAGTGGTGGTAGTGGAGACCCTGCAACTGTTACTGCAACTCCAGTAATTGTAGATGGAGAAATTCAAAGTATCACAGTTACTGGTGGTACTGGATATGCAACAGCACCAACAATTACTATTGATGATCCTACTGGTTTAGCGGTTTCTATTACATCTGGTGGAACTAACTATGATCCTACTGCAACTTATAACGTAAACGTTTCTGGTGGAACTGCAGGAACTGCATTCTCAGGAACTCTAGTTATCAGTGGTGCTGGTATTATCACTGGTATTACAGTTTCTCAGTTTGGTAATTATAGTAATTTTTCTGGATTAAATGTTGTTATTCCTGCTCCTGGTGTAACTGCAACTGCTGTTGCAACTATTTCTGCTGATCCAATTAAGATTGCTAATAGTGAAGTTTACGATGCTTCTTATGCAGGTAACACTAGCGGTTGGATTTATGCAGGTAAAACTGCAGGTAGTTGGGCAAATGGATTAAAAGTTTGTACTGTTGATTACGGTCCTCAGCAATCAATTACTCTTAATCCAAGTGCTACTCCTGCAACATATTTAAACATTAGTGTTGGAGATTTTGTTAGTGTTGGTTCTAAGAAAGGTGAGATTATTGATTTTGATTATGTTACTGACGAATTAGATGCTAATTTTGGTAAAATAACTAAAGTTCATGTAGTTATTTTAGACACTGCTAACAACGATTCTTATGTAAACAATCCTACTGCTGGACAAATGTTTTCTGATGATCCAGCAGATTCTGTAACTATCGGAAGTTCAGGAACTAGTGTAGTTGTGGCAGTTGATAATGGGCAAACTTGGTACGATAATGAAACTCTTTATGAAGGTTCTCTTTTAAAATGGTCATCTATTGCTGCAAGACCAAAAGCAACTGCAGACGCTGCAGAATTTTATGGTAGTGGAAGAGTTTGGGATGCAATTCACGTTGCTGTTGTTGACGTTGATGGTACTGTAAGTGGATCTAAAGATAGTGTTATTGAACAGTTTACTTATCTTTCTAAAGCAACTGACGGAAAAGGAGCACAAGGTGGTGCTAATTTCTATAAAAAAATAGTTTCTGCTGCATCTAAATTCATATATGTAGGAGATAGTATTTTTGAATATCAAACAAAAACTTCTCCTCTAGGATTTAAACCCAAAGGTTCTACTGATTATTCTTTAGCAAATGGTGTAAACTATAGCACTGGTGCTAATGAGTATAATGTAAGTGTTGGTGATTTAAATGCTGCATACGACTTGTTTAGAGATACAGAAAACATCACTATTGATTACATTCTTATGGGTCCATGTGGTGTAGATGCAGAAGCAACTAAAGCAAAACTTACCAACATTGCATCTATTGCTGCAGATAGAAAAGATTGCATGGCATTCGGTTCTGCACACAAAGGAAATATTATTGCTGGAGATGGAAACGTTGCATCAAACTCAGCAATTACTAAAAACATAAAATCATTCTTCTCTGACGTTTCTAGTAATTCTTACCTTGTTCTTGACGGAAACTATAAGTACGTATATGACCGTTGGAACGATGTATATAAGTACATTCCTTGCAATACTGACGTTGCTGGTTTAGTAGCAGATACTGCAATTAGAAACGAACCATGGTTCTCACCTGCTGGATTCTCTAGAGGTGGTATCCGTAACTTAGCAAAACTTGCATGGAACCCAAGCAAGACCGATAGAGATGAATTGTATTCTCATAGAATCAATCCTATCGTATCATTCCCTGGACAAGGTGCAGTTCTCTTTGGAGATAAAACCGCACTTTCAACTCCATCTGCTTTTGATAGAATTAACGTCCGTAAACTATTCCTTACTGTTGAAAGAGCAATTGAGGAAGCAGCAAAGGCACAACTATTTGAAATTAACGATGAAGTAACCAGAGGTGTATTTAGAGCAATCGTCGAACCATTCCTTCGCGACGTACAATCCAGAAGGGGTATTACTGATTTCTTAGTGGTATGTGATGAGACCAATAACACTCCTACTGTTATTGATGCGAATGAGTTTCTCGCTGAAATTTATATTCAACCTGCACGTTCGATTAACTTTATTACGTTAACGTTCACTGCAACAAGAACTGGCATTGACTTCTCTGAAGTTATCGCTAGATGATCGTTTACTATTATTAACACGGGAGATTAGAAACCAATGGCAACACGTAACATTAACGATTTTAAGAATTCATTAAGAGGTGGGGTACGCCCTAACCTGTTTAATGTTCAGATTAACTTTCCTAACATTATTGGAAACACTGAAGGGTTAGGATCAGGAAGTACTAGTTTAGAAGGTCTTTCATCATTTCTTTGTAGATCTGCTGCACTTCCTGCAAGCACACAAGGACTTATTGAAGTTCCTTTTAGAGGTCGTTTTCTTAAAATTCCTGGAGACAGAACCTTTGAAGCATGGACTGCAACGTTCTATAATACTAAAGATTTTAATCTTAGAAGAGCGTTTGAATTGTGGATTAATGCTGCAAACAAAACTGATGAGAATGTTGGTACTCTTGATTTTGGTGCAATCGGAGGAGTTGGATCATATTTTTCTGATTTAATTGTTCAGCAAAAAGCAAAAGATACAAAAGATGAAATTTTAAGAGAGTATCACCTTATCGGTGCTTGGCCAACTAACGTTAGTGCAATTAATCTTGCATATGACAGCAACGATCAGATTGAAGAATTTGATGTTGAATTCCAATATCAATACATGGATGTTGGTGCTGGTAACTTCTCTGTTGGATCTGGTGATCTTACGACTCAATTTTAACTCGTCTAAATAATAACAACGGTTAATTTCATTTATTATTGAATGGCACAACTATTTGGATTTTCAATACAAGGTGAAGATCTTAAAAAGAAAGCGAAGGCAGCAACCTCCCCTGTTCCTCCTACTGACAATGACGCATCATCTACCATTACTCCCTATGGTGGATGGTTTGGTCATTATGTAGATCTTGATGACACAAAAAAACGTGACGAGATTAATCTCATTCGTCGTTATAGAGATATGGCATTACAACCTGAGGTTGATAGTGCTATTGAAGATGTAACAAATGAGGCAATTGTTACTGACAAAGATGATAGTCCTGTAGAATTAGAACTATCTAATCTAGAGGTATCTGAATCAATTAAAAATAGAATGAGAGAAGAGTTTGATCATATCAAACGTCTCCTTGATTTTGATAAATCTGCACATCAAATCTTTAGACGTTGGTACGTCGATGGTAGATTATTTTATCATAAAGTTATTGATTTAGAAGATCCTTCAAAAGGTTTACTAGAACTTCGTTATATTGATCCTCTTAAAATTAAAAAGGTACGTTTGGTAGAGAAACCAGCGGTAGATGCAGATCAATTTAACAAATACGATTACGGTAAAACCACAGAATTTTTTGTTTATAATGCAAAAGGTGTAAACAATACTAATCAGGGAATTAAAATTGCAAAAGATGCAATTACATATGTCCCATCAGGTATTGTAGATCAGGGTAGAAATATGACCCTGAGTTATATTCATAAAGCAATCAAGTATCTAAATCAACTTAGAATGCTTGAAGATAGTATTGTTATCTATAGATTATCAAGAGCACCAGAACGTAGAATTTTTTACATTGATGTTGGTAATCTTCCTAAGATAAAAGCGGAGCAATACTTACGTGATGTAATGTCACGGTATAGAAATAAAATGGTGTATGACTCTAACACTGGAGAAATACGTGACGATAAAAAACACATGAGTTTGCTTGAGGATTTCTGGTTACCTCGTCGTGAAGGAGGACGTGGTACAGAAATTACTACACTTCCTGGTGGGCAAAATCTTGGTGAATTAACAGATATCAAATATTTCCAAACTCAACTCTATAAGGCACTCAACGTTCCGCCTTCTAGATTAGAAAGTGATAAGTCATTTGATTTAGGTAAGTCAGAAGAAATCAATAGAGACGAAATTAAATTTACAAAATTTGTAGGTCGTCTTCGTAAAAAGTTTTCTGACTTATTGCATGATCTTCTTAAAACACAATTAATCCTCAAAGGTGTTATTGCACCTGAAGATTGGGAAGATATGAAAGAGCATATTCAGTATGATTATCTTTATGATAATC